ATGAATCATGATACTTTGAGCTTCCAACAAGGCTATGACATCTTGAAAAAGAATGCGGAATTGCTCGAATCTCAGCAAGAACCGGATATTGATAACTTGATGAAAATCGTGGAAGAATCCATGACCGCCTATAAAGCTTGCAAGGCACGGGTTGAAGCGGTTCAAACTGCGTTAAATGATACTTTTAAAGATTAATTGGATGTCATTTCAAATATTAGCTTAGACTATTCTGCTAGATTGAGTTGAAATAAAAGCTCTCATTCATGGGGGCTTTTTTATTAAGTGAAAAAAATCATTTCAATGACTATTTAAATTTTCTAGATGGGGATTTTGATCAATCCGCTCAATTCTAAATGGGAAATATTGTATTTTCATTCTCATCCACCAGACGATAAAAAGCCCAATATTGAATTGGGCTTTTTATTACTCTTCAATTTCTATCGGATCACCGTCTTCAGGGCGAATATGACGCGTCCCATCATCCGCAGGATCAACACTAGAACCATCTTTGGTAATAGCATTGTACATTTCATCCTCTTTCTTATCATCGATAAATTCTTCATCTTCGAAATCTTGAGGCTCACTATCGTCGTCAAAGTTCAAAGGCTTTTCTTCATTTATCATGGCGATCCATCACTTATTTAACCAATAAAATATCATGCTCAAATATTTGAAAGATTCATTCAAGAGTCAACGATGATCATTTGTGTAACTGAATAAACACAATAGTCATTGGAACATTACTTTTCTATCGACAAAAAAATGCCTCCTTAGGGAAGGAGGCTGAAATTGGAAAGAAACTACAGCGATAGAATCTATTCATGCATTATATATAAACTTATAATTTATACATTAGCATAATATTACATTAATTTTTCAATTAAAAAGCCCGCTTACTCTTTCAAATAAGCGGGCTAGTGCTGTAGTCATTTTCTTCGTATTATTTGCGTCTTCTTGTTTTCGCAAAATGACTATAGCACTGTGAATTTATCAATAAAGTATAGGGAGTATTAATAAACTGTTCTCTTACATTTGCTTTAAGTTACTTTTCGTTCAATAAGCTGTACATATTAAAAAAGCCCACCTTTCGATGGGCCTTTCCCTTTATCACTTTTGCGCTGATTCAGGTATGTTGTCAAAGTGAGCAACGACTAGAGAATAAGCAAGCTATTGATAAAAATATATAAATAGACCATTAGTATAAAAAAAACTATGCTTGTATAAAAAAAACTATGCTTGTTAAATTGATTGACGATTTTAACCTTCAACGACACCTTATAGCTGACTTAATTTGCTAGACATATAAGTTAAAAATAACGTCTTATCCTGAAAATCAGGCATTTCAAACACCCAAAAAATGTAATTTTTAGATCTCAATTTAAGTTTTACATTCACGACCTTTACTTGAATTATTACATCCTCATGCTGCATTTCTGCGAATAATTCTAAAATCAGCGCAAAGAATCTCAGTTTGTTGACTGTGTTGTATTTTGTTGGTTTATATATTCTCAAGGCTTCAGAATATATAAGCTCGCACCATTCATTTCCATCTTCATCATCCATTAGCTCTCATTTAATTATTTAAAATAGATCACGAGGTAGGTTTATAACATGGTGGCTATAATTAAACTGCTTTTAATCTGAATATTAAAATTATAAATTTTTAGAAAATAAAAAAGCCCATCTTCCGATGAGCCTTTTTGGAAAATATATCGTGAAGAACTAAGCTGCAAATTCTTGCAGTACAAATCGTTTTACACTTTCATCAAAGTCAGGTTTTGAAAGAGCAAGCTTGCCATTTTTCATAGTTTTATAACAATAACTCGCTGCTACTCCCATACCAACCAAAGTCAACAACTTCATTGCTCACCTCTTTACTGGGAAGATTTGAATACAAAGTTATCATTCAAATTTGTAGTTTTCCAACTCAGTTTCGATTGTTTTCTGTACTACATGTTAATGAATGTATGAATAATAAATGAAAACCTGCCGCATGCTGAGTTTGCTTAAAGTCCTTCAACTAGTGGTTAATTTGCGTATCTATCCAGTTAAGGAAATTTTCCTTATTACTGAATTCTGGCATAGACCCTAAATTTATAGTCTCTTTAGCCCCAAATTTTCCAGCGACAGTATTCGGTGCTTGAACTCTGAAATCCAGAGGATCACTTTCATGTAGAGTTCTAAAATATTCTACCGCTTTATCAAATTCACTTTTATCCTTAAAACCTGGTCGTTCCTTTAAAAAGTCATAAACTTGTTCTAGAGCTGGTAGATAATTATTTTTAGGCATTCTGTTTTCTCTAAAATAATGAGTTTTATGATAAAGACCTATTTTGAATGAATAATGATAAGAATATTCCCTTATTTCTTAGAGTTTATGTAAATCATGATGATTTGAGAGTTAAATCCAAATTCTGGAATAACCTGATAAAAAAATGAGCGTAAACATACACTCATTTTTACTACATTTTCTAGTGCATGCTTAACTGACTGGCATTGCTTTAAAATAAGGCCTGTTTTTTTGAACTAAGTGCAAATGCCGGCTGCTCTATCAGCAAAGATTAGATGCACTTTAAATGCGCCAGTTTAAGGTTCAAGCCTAATTAACGCTATGAATATCAAGTTCATCATTGGTGGTCAATACAACAGAAGCCAAAATTGGGATGCCCAAAATGAAAGGTACAGCGAAAATCCATAGAACTACGGTTACGTCCGGTTTAAAGAAAAATTGAATGGCTAATGCAGTCAAAATAAGTACAGAAAATAGAATCGCAGCAAAACGGATGATAAATTTAGTCGACATGCGAAGATGCTCTTATGCGTGAAATCGTATTTTCAATATACACCTATTTTTATTATGGGTTTATTGATTTTCAGTCTGTTATTGCATGTTTTAATTGATTTTCTATATGTGATAACTGAATTATACGACGATCAGTTTTCTTCACCCTGAAGTCTCATCCTAAATTCTTTCTCTACTCGTGATTTCATTGTCGTATATATAGAGAGATTGAATTCAGACATTAACGCTTCTGCTGATCCATAAATCAATCTACTGTATGGCCAATAAAATTTGTGTGCTATCTCATTAAAAAAGCCCTAAAATTAGGGCTTTTTTAATGAGATTAGAATCGCCAATTCTGAGAACATTGTTTTGCGCTTAATCTAATTGGCTGTAAATAACAGTAGATCATTGTTTTTGAATATATTGTATATATGCAACACTTCGCACTAACAACCTCTAGCAGTCTACAAATATAACTCAACAGTCTACAAATCAGTCTACATTTTTTTCATAACTATATATGGGTATAATCCCCGACCTAAACCCAATCTGACATAAGGAAATCTAAAGTGGAAAACCTTTTAGCTTTATCAGAATTTTTTAAAGGAAATAACCTCAAAAGCGACAGCTATGGGAATTACAAATTCAATGCCAAGGTTACCTATAAAAGTAGAATTAAAAATTTTGTTGAGTTTACTGAAGTTAAGATAATCATGGCTGGCTATAATGGTGGGAAAATCAGCATAACAGAAACAAATGAACTATCTTCTGATGAATTTCACTTGGATTTTGTGGATCGTTTTCAAGAGTATTCTTATAACAATGCTTTAAGAGAGTTGGTTGTGGTGGGAGAATCCCCTAAGATGGCTGGTAAGTATACTGTTGATATTGCTGTCAGATAACTACTGCTTTTTTTTAAAGAGCCTTTATATTCCTACACTCACATTCGTCGTAATTGAATGAGCTGTGCAACCTGATAGGAGGAGGCACAGCAATAAAGCAAATAACTTCATTTTAAGAATAAGGCCTTTTCAGCAGCCCGGCGATTGACCAGACCTTGCATGCGCTTGCCACCGGCATTCACCCATACATCAAACTGATTGGCTGCAGCTTTATAATTTCCTTCATTCAATCGTTTGACCAAAGTGGAATTTTTGAATGCAGTTGATCCAATGTTGTAGGCCAGTGAAACTAAAGCATCGAACTGATTCTGATTGAGTGGAACTTTGACCGTATTATTTACAGTCTGCTCAAATGATTTCAGATCGTTCTGCATATAAGCTTTGGCTTGATCCAGTGTGCAGGTATCCCCTTTTTTGACACGAATACCATTTGGGTATTTTGTGGTGCCGAAACCAATAGTCCATACACCTACGCCATCATCATAGGCTTTCAGTCGCAGACCTTCAAAATTGCAGATCAAATCGACTCCACTTGGACTCACATGCATTTCATCTGTGGCGATACCCAACACATCGTTCAGGTCATCATAAGCAGTTGCAATCAGCTTATCTGCAGCATCAACCTGTTTCTGGGTGAGTTTGCCACCACTGATCTTTCGCAAGAAATCAAAAATATGTTTCATGGGTTGTCACCATCTTTAACCAGTCGCGGCTGCTTCACCAGTCGAGCCAATTGCCCTGCAATCACCAATAATAGACCAATCCACTTGATTGTTTGTGGTGCCAAGAAGGGGAAATAGTCCGCAGCATGAATCATCCACCACGCTGTAATTTCACTGCCATACGCAAACCATGCAGACAATAAAAAAGCGCCTAAAGCGCTCAATCGGATGGACCAGAATTTATACCACTGTCGGGCATTATCTACTAATTTCATTTTTCCTCTCTCATATTTCTTTCATATAATTTGTTGCGGATTTCTTCAACCGTTCTTAAGAGTTGGTCAGATTGTTTTTCAAGGACTTGGATGGATTGGCTATTTGCCATTGTCTGAGTGTTTACCGTGTCGGTCTTGGATGTTTGAGTATTCCATGCGACCACAAACAAGCCAGCCAAGAAAATGCCACCAAAGCGCACAAGACTTGTGGTGTTATCAATCTTTGTTTTACTCTCATGCAGCACCCTGATCTGCATATCCATTTCTTTAAACTTCGGATCAATCTCATTTCGAACTTGCTTGATCTCACTTTTAAAGTTTGACTTGGCTCGATCCAGATCATCCTGAAGATTATCTCGGGTCTGGGTTAGGTCATTCCGGGTCTGCTGATGCTCCTTATTAAGCTGCTCTAACTGCATATTCATACGGTCAAGCTTTTGGGGCATTTCAGCTAACTTATCCATGCTTTTACCAAGATCGTTAATCTTGTCTGATATGGCAAGAAGTTGCCCTGCTGTTGCTACTGGTGGGTCAGATGAGTAGTCATTTGACATTGTGCCCCCTAAATTTTGGTAATAAAAAAGCACCCGAAGGTGCTGTGCAGTTTGGAGTGTTATTTATGCATAGCCCCATAAAGCCAGATGTTCCCACTAGGTACTTTTTGTAGGTTATCGACCGGCACATAACAGTTGCCCACAAATACGGTGAATTCGTTTACTGCAGGGATTGCTGTTAAAACCATATCTCTAGCCGCAGGACGAATACTAAAGAAGAAACTCCAGTTCGCAGCACCTAAAGTTTTTACAACTGCGCCTGTGCTGTCATAACACAAGATGCCTGTTTGGGTAGCTGAAATGCTTTGTACTGCATACCTGTTTGCCGTTTGGAAAGGCGTAATAATTGGGATTGTTAAATATGCCCCAGATTTCACAGGTGGATGTGTAATAGTTAAAAGCCCTGTGGATGCATTAAAAGAAAAGCCATATGAAGCTTTTGTAATGCCTTGTGCAGCCTCCCATGCAGTACCATTATGTCGAATCCAGACACTATTATCTTGTTCTTCATAGGCGTTAATCTGTGTATAAGTTCCACCATCGTTATTAAAACATGCGATCTGCATCGGCTTTGAAACATTGTCAACAAATGTCCTATTTGAGGCCACCGCCTGGTGAGCTGTAACCGCCTTGAGCGGATGACCAAAACGCAAAACACCGCCAGCAGGATTATTGCCAGTTTCAGCAGTTACGCTTCCCTCAAATAATGGGCTGACTTTTGTGATCGTGCCATCCCCTTTGCAAGTAAAGTAGAGAGGGGCAATAATTTTAACGTCTGAATAACCTACTCCAACAGAAGCTCCAGCAATAACCCCCATTGAAGCCAGTGACTCATCTGTAGTACAGATTAGCGTTCCAACTTTACTGAATTCAGCATCATGGCTAACTCTTACCGTGTAGTTATCAACCTTACTAATACCAGTAAACCCAAATTTGTCATGAGCTGAGCCAACAATAAAACTAATGCCTTCTGCAAACCCCCTAAAAGTACCACCAATTACGCCAACGGAACCACCACCGTTTGGAACAAATGCAGCATGGTTGATGTTCTTCGCATCCCTTAATTCATTGTTAATTTGCTGCTGATTTTTCCCACTTGCGTCAGCGACAAGTGTTGCTGTCCACCCATTCGCACCCGCACCCGCTGCAGCTGCAATAGCCAGGATATCTTCCATCTCCTTGACTACTAAACCTGCTGATTTAAAGGGGGTGCCATATCTCGGATTTACCACCTTGACTTCGTTGGCAGCCTCTCCTAGTTTTTCTACATCAATGTCAGCATTTCTAAGCTTCTCTGCTGTAAGCATGTCAGGCATGTTTCTCTCCGGCATTAAAAAACCACCCGAAGGTGGCTGTTAAATCAAATTATTTATGTGGTCTTTGTCGTTGCTGTAGTAGCGACTGTCATACTTGATTGCACTTATACCTGATTCAAAAGTGGCGCTCGGTGATTTCTCCTGAATCAAATAGGCCTCGCTTTCCTGATCACTGGCTTTGGTGATGCTGTATGTGGCATTCACCACCTTGTCTATAACTAGCGGCATAAGAGGTATGCGCGCCAGCTCAACCCGATTTTCGTCAAGTTGATTAACAATATTAATCACATCAACCGAGCCATCCTTTAACTGCAAGTGAATGACATAACTTTCACCAGCCTCTAGATTGATACGATTATCCAGTGTTAGGACTGTATTGTTTTGTGCCTCAACCTCACCACTACCGAGCATTTTAAAAACATCATCAACGATAGCAATGCGGTCATTTCGTGTCACCAGATCAGCTTCACCGTATGCAGTAAATTCAATTGTCTTGCGATTGAACTGCATTTTATTCCATGCTCGATGTGCTAAAAGATGCGCCTGAATAGCATTGGTCACACCATTGCTTTCAATGGTTTTGTAGTTGGCTAAGCCGTCGTGTGGCAGCTTAATCACCGCTTCAGCATAATCATCAGTTGCATCACGCCATTTAAACTCAACACCTTCATATTCATCTGGCGCACCAAACAGATTGGTCTTGGTTAGGCTTTCAGGTTTTATATTCCGGTAGTTGAATAAAATCAGAGAATTAGGCGTTTCTTTCTCAAAAGTGAAAAAGTGCTTGCCGTTCTCCCGGCGTGCAGTACAAAAGACTGCCTCGGCAACAGCAAAGGCCATCTCTTGATAACTGCTGTTCTTGTTGTCAAAAGTGTAATTAAACTCACATGCTTTTGGTGTGCCGAAATAAGCTTCTATTTCATCTGACACCTCATACAGCGACTGAACATCAATTTCCGATATATCAAAACGACCAATGAATGGATCGAGGGCCATGTTGATAATAATGTCTGCAAAGTTACTGGTTGGTATGCGCTCGGCAGATTGAATGCCATCACGGTATGAATAAAGCTTTCGAGTTACCGGCAGATTAAGTTCTGAAGCATTGGTCCCTGATCCAATGGCAAGCCGTTTCAACCTGATCGTGGTATCGTATTCATAAGCCAATTTTTTCGTTTCATAAAAACTATAAGCGCTTTCAAACACAACATCATCAATCAGATTTGCACTGCTGCCATTACCATTGATGCGCTTGGCACGGAAACGAAATTGACCGGTAAACGGTAATGCCTCACGTACCGTTGCCCCCACTTGGTCACGGTTGTTGGCCTTGCCTTGCATGGATATACCTGTTTTGTAGATCTGTCCAGTCGGCACACCATCAACCACCTGCTGGTAATGGACTTCAATAGCAACCTGCTTGGCTCGATCCCCCTCATAAATGCCGTTGGCCGCCAAAAAGTTCAGCATCATGCCTTCGGTGTCTTTATTTCCAGCATAGTACCAACCAATAAAGTTTTCGTTTGTGCCTTTGAAGGTGATGCTCCGCCCAAGCATATCTGCAATCTGCTGCTGTGTAAGGCTCGATAAAAGAAGCCAGTCCGGATTGACTGATGCAGGATTCACCAGGGTTATATCGTTGGCTGAAACCGATGAAATGGTGTATGTGCCACTTAGATCGATATTCTCATCATGGTCTGTCAAGACAGCAGACAAAATACCGGTACCATCCGCTGACATTCGGCCAAAATTAATATTGACCTCCATATAACTGGATGCCAGTTCAACTTCATAGAACCATGCTCCGGTTGAACCAGTCTTGGTAATGCTGGAAACAGAATATTCCCCCGCTAAATTTAATTGTCCTTCTACAGGATCATCAATCGTGAGCGAGGATATGCGAATTTTCTTATAGCTACCCGGATCATTGATATTTACAGAAGATGCAATTGTTAAAATACCAGTAGCCGAAACATCCGTGGTGCCTGAAATATTGGAATTGGGTGCCGAACCATAAATCGCATTTTCAATAATGATCTGCTCACCATTGACAAAGTGCTCATTAAAGTCAGCGTATGCATTCTGAGATTGATACAAGAATGCCGCTGTGATGCTATCCCATGAATACTTATCTAGTTTTCCTTGCACAGTTGACCCTGAAACAGAAACCGTATTCCCGTTAAAACTTACACCTTTATAAACTTTCATGGCGTTATTTGGCGAAATCAGTTTCTGCTTTCCATCAACCGAACTCACCTGCTTTGCCACAATTGGCGCATCAGTAAATGCTTCGCCAATCTGAATCTGTGCAGTTCCGGTGGTTAGTGTATTTGGCTCATAAACACTTAAGCTTGCCCCTTCAATTGTATTGATCGGGGTTTCACCTTCTTTGATTTGGTCAGAATCTATTTCAAAATATCCGGTGCCAATCGAAAGTAATGCTTCTTCAACCTGCACATTGTCTGCGTAGTAGCGGTACAGAGGTGCAATCAGATCTGGGATAGATTTTACATTCCCGTAAATATCGGGAACGCGCTCACTGGTGCGGTGCTTGTTCTGGCGTGATGCTAAACTGTTGTTACCCGAACCTGATGCTTGATCAGGAATCTCAGGCATATTCATGTAGGTATAAATTGCCAGTGCTGCTGACAGCACGGTTACCACAACCAAGAATATGGTAAGCGGGTCCCCAGCATGACAAAGGACAAAATAATCGCCATCTGCATGCAACAGTTGAAGTGCTTCTTCTTTGGTTTTTGGTGTCACATCGTTTTTTGCACAGATGCTGTCTTTATAAAGTCGAGCTTCTGGATACTCTTCCCGAATATTGAGCCAGTCTTTAAGTAGGCACTCATACTCTTTTTCATTAAATTCAGTCGGATCAAGCTCATTGGGATAAATACGAAGCTTCATAAAATCTAAACCTTGAATAATTTCGCTCTAGAGACCGAAGTTCCTGAAAATGCACACCGATTTCGGATAGGTGTAAAACTCGACCGCAATAAAAAAGCCCCACATGGGAGCTATTTAAAAGATTGGTCATTAGGACAATGCAGCCATCTTTTGGCCTCTCGATCCTTTTGTTTTTGATTGTGGTGTCACGCGAAGTCTGGATGCTTTTAGCCAGATCACCAGTCAAACCAAGAAAGCTTGGCGAATAATCTTTTTCAAAGAGATACTGTGCGGCTTCAATTAGGAAATGGACGCAATGGTATTTTTTAGAGTCGTATTGCCGGTCCAGTAAAGTATCAACACTTTTCATATCAACCCTCTCAGGTCTGGGTAGTCCTTGAAGTTATAGGTTCGACCTGTCTTGACACTATTTTTCCCAGAAGTTGCGGCCTCAAACGTGGTGGCCTGATGGTCCTGATTCATTTGTGCCACATAGAGACCACGGATCAATTCAATCGGTGTGGCCTTGGTGAGCACCATAGAGGCAGCATCAAAAGCAAACGAGCGATAAATTACCTGTGGCTTTTCGTCACTCGATGCGTCTTCAATCAGCTTGATTAGTGGCGGCACCACTTCACCTAAATCCCCAACTGTGATTTTCAGAGATTGATCTAGGTCATCAGAGGTATTGCCGCGCTGAATCATCACCGGGATAAATTCAAACGTGGCCGGCTGACCATTCTCCAAAGTGACAGACACGCCATCCGGGTGATTGGTCACAAGTCGAATCGGATCAGGCCAAAGTGAATGACTGATCTCAAGTGTTTCCAGTAAAACCACACTGGCCACGCAATCGAGATGAAAGTCTTTAATATCATCAACGGTAATCATCACACCCCCAATGCATCCGGGAAGCTTTCATTCACCAGCTTCTCAAGTAGATTCAACATCTCAATTGGATTGCCTGATTCCCATAAGTCGATAATCTGCTGATCGAAGGCCAGATCACCATTGTTCAATGGCTTGCATCGCACCTGAAAAGATACGTTATAAGCCACGCCATTACGCTCACCGACTGACAGAGAATCAGCGACGAACTGACAGGTATGATCCTGTGCTTCGGCTGAGTCAGTTATCAGTCGCCATAAAAATGGCTTTGGATCGAGTGTGTGTAGTCGCCAAAATGCCCAGAAATACTGAGCATGAGTTTTGGTTTTAAGCAGTACAGACACGTTCACCACATGCACGTTATTTACAAACACTCTTCGCTGACGGGCGAACCCGCCAAGAAGTTGCTGCTCCAACATATTGTTGCCAGGCGAAAAGGAATACCCGGCTTGTAACGGGCATAATGCGAAACTGTTCACTATCGTTTAACTCCCGCTGTGGTGTTGCGCTGGATTTGCTTGGATGAATACGAGTTAGGGTTGTTCAATTCAGACCAAGGCGCTTTAGCTTCCTCCTTGGCAATCTTACGAATACGCACATCCAATTGACCGTTATCCCAAGATATATCAGCGGTTTCACCTGGTAAGGTGTAGACGTTGACGTTTGGTGCACTACCACCATTAGCGATAAAGTCCTTCAGATCGCCATTCGTCCGACTATCAACAACACGTTCGCCTTTATCCAAAAGCCACGTGCCTTCTTTCGGGATATTGTCGATACCGTCGTGAGCCATACCTGCAATGGTTTGGCCTGCGATTAGACCGACGTTGGCGTAACCCATACCCATAATTAGTGATGAATACATAGTCTTCTGAGCTAATGTTAGGGCTGATGGGTCAGCCATAACTTGAGCAGCTGCTAAGTGCGTACTCACCAAAGCAGAACCAATAGCAAACATTTGCTGCATTAAGAACATAGCCTTGTATGCACCTGATTGCTCTCCCGCACTGTCCTTGACCATTTGGGTCATATCGCCCCAAACCGAGCCAGCTTGAGATAACAGTGAGCCATACATCTGCATTGTGCTTTCGTACTGCTGAAACTCTAGATCTTTAACTTGCTGATTGTAATCAACATCAATAGCCGCCATCGCATCACGGTATTCTTGATGCGCTTCCAGTAAAGCAGCATATCTCTCGTCGTCAGTCGAATAAGCATCACTGGTCATGATGTCCTGCTCAACACCTACACGCTGATTTTTAAGACTAGCCTGGGCATTAGATCGGTCATTCTCCAAAGACCATTTTGCATAATCTTGCGGCGACATTGTTGCTTGAGCAAAGATTTCATCAACACCATACGAAAGGCCTTTAATACTTTCTCGCATAGCTTGCTGTACATTTTGAGCATGGAATCTAGCTTTTTGAAGTTCAAGAGCGTACTGCTCATCTAAAGCCTTGAGTTTTAATTCCTTGATTTCGTCATTGTATTTCCCCGACTCATTTACAATGATTCGCTGAGTCTCATAAAAATAATCAAGCTTCTGCTCTTCAGACCATTTAAAGGTATTAATTTCCTCAGTGATCTGGCGAAGATACATCTCCTCCTCATATTCATAGCGGGCTTTTGCTTTAGCTATGTATTCAGATTCTTGTGACCCAAAATTAGCTTTTTGGATTTCCTTAAGTTCGCGCTTAAGATCAACAGCGAATTTTGCAAAATCATCCATGTAATCGTAGGAAATTGAATCACGCGCTCGGGCTTGCTCTTCAAGTAGCCTGTTTAATTCTTGCTGAGCTTTATTGTTTTCCTTGGTAGCTTTAGCGGCATCATTTTGTTTTTTAATCCACTCATCAGAGCCTTTTGTTACACCAGCCTGACTGTTTTGGATTTTTGCCATAGCTGAAACAGACTGATTAACAGCATCGTTATAGATGCGGTTAATGGAGTTTGCGACATCATCTGCAACTTGGGCATTATCCTGAGCCGCCATCTGGACAGGACTACTTTTATTCACTTGGGCATTTGTGGCACCCAAAACAAATGCCTTGGTAATTTTAACACCCGGCAATTTACCAAAAAAACTTCCACCTTCCGCAGCTTTATCAACCATCTGTTTTGATTGCGCAGCCTGAGCAGCAAGACCAGCGATGCTATTGGTGAGCATCTTAACGACCGCATAAACCCCCATGCCGGTTGCAGCCACACCCTTAAATACCTCACCAAGCGTTTCGCCAGCATCTGACATTAAGTTGGTTTGCATGGTCGCATCTGACAACCCATCACCAACCGACACAAGCGCTGGCATTAAACCCTGAATGAATTGGTTTTTAACACCTTGCACCTGTAGATTAAGCAAGTCCATCTGAACACGGAGTTCATTTGCTTTTTCTATGGCATGCTCATCCATAATGGCGCCAGCACGTTCCGCAGCGTCAGCCCAATATTCAAACCCTTTACCACCATCTCGCAATAAAGGAATAAGGTTTGTTGTGTCGGAAGCCATGCTTTCCAGATAGAAGGACATTTGCTGCTGAGTAACGCCAGCCTCTTCCAATTTATCAACATAGAGCTGAAGCGCTTTAGGGCCAGAAAGGTTTTGCATTTCAAGTGCTAATTTTCTTGCGCCTTCTGCTGATCCTTCTGTTTTGGTAGCAATCTGCTCAAAGAAATCAACCGCACCACCAGACCCAATAGTGATAAACTCACCAAGCTTTTCATTGAAGTCTTTTAGTTGGTCAGATAGCTTTTCTTGGCTGATCCCCATGGTTTCAGCACCAACTGCCATTTTTTGAAATTCTTGTGTTGTTGCATTTGAAATAGAGGCGAATGTCTGAAGTTCACGAGCGGCATTTGAGTATTCTCGCGCCATAGCAAAAACACCAGCGCCCACAGCAGCAGCACCAGAAACAGCGATAGCCCCATAAGTCAGAACGCTCTTTTTCATTGCATCAAAGCTAATTGCTGTCTGCTTTTCTGCTTCTTTAATTGGTGCCGTGAAGCCGGCAGTTCTAGTAACCAGATCAAGCGTCAGCGTTCCTAACTTGGTGCTCATATAAACCTCTAGGCAATAAAAAAGCGCCCTTTCGGACGCTTTACTGTTTATCTTTTAAATCGTTAATTCCATTCCAAGCCACTTACATCAAATGTAAACTGCTTTTTTCCCTGCTGATAAAAGGGCACTTCAATTACTAATTTTTTGCTATTTTTCAGCTGGCTTATAATTTTGCTTTCGGTTTTATCATAAGCAACAAACAGTAAGTCCGAAGCATGACTATCAGGCTCAGACATGGTTATGGATTGCACTGCGCCGCCATCAAACTTAAAAGCAGCCTCGCAATTTTGTGTTCCGCAAAGAATTTGACCTTTAGTGATACTCACCATCACATCAACTTCTGATCCGCGCTTTCTTAAGGCTAATATCAACTTTGATCCACCATTGTATGGAAAGTCAAAATCAACCGTATTGGTGCTAACTGTGGCTGCAAATTTAGACTCAATACCTCGCATCTCATCTTTGGATGTCTCGTATTGCCAATTTTTTGGTTTTACATTTTCCGATTCCGTTGCTTGAGTTGTCAACACCGCCCCTGATGATGTGCCAGGTGTCTTATCAGAATACATCCAAATTATGGCAGCCAATCCCAAAATGCCCACACACACCCAAGTCAAAACACTGGTTGCTTTTGGTTGTTTTGCTCCACACATCGGGCAACTTTCAGCCTTATCACTTACCGGCGCACCGCATTCCTTGCAAGGCTTTATAGCCATAACTCACCCCGAATATTAATTATTCAGGACAAGATACTAATTCCAACATAAAAAAACCACCTTAAGGGTGGTTTTAAATCTTGATGTTTTTACTTTAAATCCGATCTATCTATTTTTAGAATAGACTGATAAGTATTATTCAAATGCTCACGCATTCCTTTTAAGATCTTCCCCGGCCAACCATCAGATGTTACATCACCACTAAAACCAATATCTTTTGAGCCTTCGGTTATGATTTTAACCTGCGTTCCACCTTCGATAGACTTAAAATATACACCGCTGATTACATTCCAATCATGCGCGGTCATCCCGTGCTCACCAATCACCACGCCTTTTGCTTTATCTGCAACACGCAAAGAAAAGCCAGCATTCCCCAGCCCAATTTTTGCAGCATCATATATTTGGTCAGCATTATATCCATTAAAGTTCTCAACCTGCTGGTATTGAGACCAGCCTGTTTTACCTTCTACACTACCAAAATCAACAGTAGCTGCATCTTTTGGTAGCATGCTTACAGTGGCACAACCACTTAAGAGTAAGCACGAAATCCCAGCAAATATTAATTTTTTCATATGAATACCTTCTTATTGGTAACCACAAGATACTAATTATTAGGTTAAAAAGAAACCAAGCTAACCTGATTTCTTCTTAATGGCTTGCATGCGCTGCTCTTCAAAAGTTAGTTCTGGAACTTCCTCATGAAGCATAAATATACGAGCATCCTCTACCCACTTATCTTCTGGGCGATTTGCATTTAAATATCGCGCAAAAAGACGGCCAAACTCCTGCTCAAGCCTCCTACCCAAAAACAAAGTTCCTCTTTTTTGTCGAAAGGATCGCCATGTTTGAAGTTCTGAATTGCTTAGGTTGCGTCTTGCTTCTGCGATGGTTCTTCCGCCGATTCCGCAGCTGACGAGTTCGCAGTAGAACTCAGATTCTTCGTCAAGAGCCAATACTTTCCCGTGAAATTAATCACTTCATCGGCAGCCAAGTACATCGCAACCTTCATTTCATCAGAAATGGTGCCTGCGCTTTGCAGATCAGGGAAGAATGGCTTGTCTTTCCCCTCAAAAACAGCTTGGACCAGCATTGCATCTCGGTACTGTAGGTTTGTGTATTTTTCGTCTTTTTTAAGCTTCAAAATATCCGTGATATTTGCAACTTCATCCGAAGATAAGACTTTAATAAAAATCTCACCCTCAAATGGACTTCCATCTACGTCACGGAACTTAATAGTTTTTTCAACAAAACTTCCAATGCCAACAACTTTTTTGGCTTTTTCTAAAGTAAGTTTGGCCATTACACACTCACCTTAAACTCATCAGTTACTTCGGTTTGGCGCTTCATCGGCACCGTATGGTTTACCAAGGAATCAGCATCAAACACCGGTGAACCTTTACGTAGAATGGCGCGGAAAGACGACCATGTGCGATCTTCTGGCAAGGTTACAACGCTTCCGGTAATAGTTGGAGGTGCATCCCCATCAGACCAGCCCACATAAACACCCACCTCAGCACGCTCAGCAGCAAGTTGCAGCAAAGTCATATGAGTTGTATTTTTAGGATCGGTGTCAATTTGAATTGAACCCTCACCCGGTGTAGTTAAACCCCAGTCCGATGTTGCGGTGGTCTCTTCTTCCAGACAGGTTGTACTGATTTCCGTGGTACTGTCATCGCCAAGCGCCAAGGCTTTAACGCAGTCCATTTTTGTGAGTGTTGGAGTATCCCCATGTAAAATCCATACATGCGTACCCTGAGATAAAACACCTTTCTTCGCCATGAGTAGCTACTCCTCAATTTTAGGCATAAAAAAAGCACCCGGTTGGGTGCTATGTGGAAATTTGGAATTTAGTTGCGTTTATATTCGACGCATTCTTGATTTGATTGTGGCATTAATTTGCCACCAATAATGACGTTGGTTATGCGTGTTTCAGTCTTTACGCACTCCCATTCAGTTTTATTTAGTTCCATTTTTGGGCTTGTTGATTCTTGCCAGATGGCATACACCATAAGGCAGGTAAAAGCCGCAATCAGAAGAACAACTATTAGCGCTACAATTTTGTCTTTCATAACCTATCTATCCAAAAACCAATTCGCATCAAAGCCGCGACCGAAAATATTGGTATCAGCAATGCGCTCAAAATGGTTTGGGTGAATATTGGTAATGTAGCAATGTGGCTCTAGGGCCTTTCTGATTGCGGCTCGAATCTCGGATGCTCTTTTCTGCTGAGTGTCGTAAACCACAATCTGGAATGAAACATGATCGATATTGGCTGGGCAATCTAAGTGGTTTTCAGGATTGGCTGTGACCACTGACCAGACCGCATAAGGATATGGCGTTTTATGTGGTGCAATATCCTCATACACCCTCAAGGGATTAGTGCCAAGCAATGCTGTGACCGCTGATGCTAATTTCAGTGTCGGAACTACAGGTAAAATGTTCATAATTTTGCGAGTTCCTTGTCTATTTCTTTATTGAAGTTTTCAGCAAAGCTATTGGTCACGGCTTGGATATTGTTTTGCAGTGCTGGTCGCATAAATGGAGTTGGTGGATTATGCACACTGCCCAGCTCGACCCAACGCCAATGTCGGGTGTCCCCACCACTTGTATTAGGTGGATTTGGATTGGAGAATGACGCACCACCACGCACACCGACACGCATCACCACTTCATTTGGATTTCGCGTCTTGCCAGCAGCAATCGCAATATTTTTCCAAATCTTTTCGCTTGTTTGCGGATCATCAATATTTTTTGCCCCAGATCGAGCCGCATCACGCACAATAGCCATGGCTTTACGAGCAGAACGCCTTGCGGCATTCTTCATTAGGCGTGGATTTGCCAGTCGTTTAAGCTTCTCCTGAACTTCATCCAAGCCTTCAATATTGAATTCTACTGACATGGCTTACTCCACTAAAGACAACTCCAATGTCATATAAATCCGACCATTTTCATTGTCTGGTTTAGGTGGCGAAACAATCTGAAAGGTCTGACCATCAAATAAAACGCGCATACCAGTATCAATATCTTTACGCTTTCGAAGTTTGAGCCTTGCAGTTGTTTCTGATCCTGCGACTTTCGCTGTAAGCCCATCTTTTACCGACAGGAAGGTAATTCGCCCCCAAAGCGGCTTAAAATCAACCCAAGCTTCAGTTTCATAGTTGTATTCATCATAGGTCGTGGTTTTATGCTGAATCGTTACACGGTGGCATAGTTCGCCGGCACGTTGGGCCATAGATCACCTCAAATCGCTGTAGGCTTACGATATGGATAAAGTAGGCTTTGTACCGGCATCGGCAGAAAATTGCCATTTACCGGCATTTCCTGCTCAGCATTGCGGTACTGGTCCCAGTATCCACACAGCAATAAAATTGCCTGATGAATTGCTTTAGGGTAATCAGGTTCAAGCTCATCAGTGATGTAATTCAACACCACCGAATCAGCTGCATCTAAATACCCCTGAAGCATCGTGTCATTTGAATCATCGTCATAGCGCAAATGCTCTTTTAGGGTTTCAAGACTTACAATACTCATTCTTCACCCCATTTTTTCTGCGCTAATTTAAAGTTTTCATGGCTAAATTCGCCTGAATGATCTTTTTCACAGTGCCATAACGAGCCTTTATGCGTCACAAAACAGCCTTTTCCATACTGATTTTCAGCCTTAAAAACGCCCTGATATTGGCCTTTTTGGTCTGAGTTTTCAGTATTTTTAGGCGTATTTGGTGCGGATTTACCAAAAGGATCATCTAGCTGGTCACGCTTAGACAGCGCCTCAAGCGAGAAGTTCTGCTGCTGCATGTAAACCGTGTCACCGCCTTCTAATGGACCTAAACCAAGCTTTTGACGCGCTTCATTCGGTGTCATGATTGCTGCACCAACACCTTCTTTAAGTCGCTGCATCTGAGACACTGAATCCATGCGGATCAGCGTATCCAAATCAAGAAAGGCTTCTAAATTCGCGTCTTTAAGTCCAAGGCTTTCATCAAGTAGGTTTTCACGTGATTCAATCAGGCTTTGCAAGCAGTCTGAATAATAAATTTCATTCAGATCGGAAACTTTTTGACCCGCTGGAATGGTGCCAATGCCCAATTTAAATTGAGGCACATGGAAAACGGCACAAATGACTTCATTGCTCATTCGCATCTGTTCAATCAATTGAGAATCAGCAGCTGAAACTGTAATGGCTTCAAATTTCATATTGTCACCAACAACTGCTGTGCACCCAGCATTGGCACCACTGTAGTTTTCATTCCATTGCTTTTTGATCGCTGCTGCTTTTTCTGGATCAATAGGTCCGGGAGCAATCAGGATTCCACCTGGTCGACTGTTGTTTCTAAAGTGTTGGCGCTGGCTTTTCTGGATTTCCAAGCCATGTCCTGCTGCTACCGCACACGCTGTAATTGGCGATAAGCCCACAAGTGGATGGTAAAAGCAGTTAATGCGGTCATGAATGATTTCAGATGCTGGCACCACTTCATGAGAAATCTGATTGAGTCGATCATCATTGAGTTGATAAAAAACATCACCAGCATCACTAATTAATGGCTTTGTCAGGTCGGGGTTCAATACCTTCAAGCCAACAACTTTGCCCGAAAAAATATCTCGAACTTTAAACACATAGGTATTGCCGCGAAGCAATAATGATGTGGTCCACTGTTCGCTAAATTGCTGCCATGTCTGGTAGTGGTTTGGCTTATTTAGGACGCTAAAACGCTCTGGAATATCTTGATCAATCCAGACACCTTGCTGCTTCTTTTTTAGCAGAATCGGCATCTTGCCAATATCTTGCGAAATCAATGAAACGCAGCTAAAAACCGCATGATGTGCTGCCAGATCTTCCCGGGTCAGCTCATCGTTCTTTTGCCAAGCACCCGAATACGGCTCATGCACAAATAAAGAAGTCCACCCTTGGTTTGAATGGACTCCTTGGAGGGATTTCTTTTTACCAAATAAATTTCCGAAAAAGCCCATTCTTTACATCCTATTCTTTGGTTTTATCTTCTTTTTTCGCTTTTGGTGCTGCTTTTTTCGGTTCTGTATAAACCTCTGCCACCTTAAGCTTGATTAGTACATTTGCCTGAAAATCAGGAATTTCTTTCACATCTCCAACATTGGAATCGTGGGTCATCTTTAAATATTTAATCTTCATAGACTGTTCCTATAGCTAAACAATTGTGATGCTTAGATATAAAAACAGCCCCGATTAAGGAGCTGTTTTTTTCGATTAGCTCAGTGTTTGCGCTGAGTAATCAATATATCCCGCTGCTTGAGCACGACGTTTTTTCCAACGAGCGTAGCGTTCAGCACGGATAGCGATTAAGTTGTTCTGCCACAAGTTGACCTGAACATCAGCAGTGCCGTTGTTATAGGTCAAGGTCGCTTCTTGTGAAACGGAAAGATCAATACCACCATCATCTGCAAGCAGGATTTCAGACGGTTTGATCAAAGCAATAATATTGCCTGCTGATTCAGCTTCAACCACAGGCAAGCCACCAAGTGTTTTTTGCCCTACTGGCGCATCCATACCACGGAAAGCTGGATTACCTAGCGGATCAGTCAGGTCGGCCATGAATGAAGCCATGGTTTCGCTCATGATGTAATGAGCACCTGTCATTGAAAGGTTGGCTGTGATGAATTGACCACGCAATTTACGAAGATCCGCTTTAATTGCATCAACAGTGATTCCACTTGCAACAATTGCTGTTACACCATTCAAGACTGAAGCAGGGCTTTCGGTTGCTTCTGCTTTACCAGGATCAATGAATTGATCGTTCATAAACTGAATAATTGACTCACTCAGGTCATCACGAACCATCACATCTACTTTGGGATTGGAGAACCGCAGCAATTCATCCGAGAACGGTACGATACCCGCAATTTTTGCAAAGCCAAGAGATGTTGAGCCAAATGTTGGATTGCTTACTGGTTTGCGCTGTGTCTCTCCCACCCAGTTCACAATACTTGCACCTGTTTGAGTAGCGATTTTCACATTAAAAGGAACGCGACGGAAACCTTGGATCTGATCAATGATGGTGCGAGGTCGAAGAAGCTCGATGAACTCACCAACAAGGTTTTGCTGATCAACAAGTGCTGCTGCAAAGCTTTCATCCGTAGTTGTGCCAATCACCGCCTTAGCAACATTTTGAACTCTTTCTGGTGCACCCCAGTTTTTAAGCAATTGGCTCGCACTAACAAATTCACCTTGGGATTTTGCCAGATGTGCAGATGTTAGCTTTGCGCGGACCAACATCGCCAAGCCAACACCTTTTTCCAATTTAGGCTCTACAACAGTTGCAGGAGCAGCAGGGTTTGGATCGCCAGCAGCGGATGCAGCTGCCTGTGCTGGTGTAGCACCTGCAACAGGAGTTGCGGTTGCTGCGGCTTTTTCGGTAGCCTCCACCATGGCTTTCATGCGGTCATAGTTTTTTTGAAGAGTTTCAAGTTCAGCATCGATTGCTTCAATCTGCTTTTCTTCTTCTTCATTTGGCGTCGTGCCTGCATCAAGAGCCTTAGTCATCACACCTTGCTTTTCAAGGTTTTTGGCATTGATGGCATCAAGCAGCTGTTTTAAATATTTGTTCATACTAATTTCACTCCACCCTTTGTTGGGCTATTAAGTTTTACGACAACGTGTTTTTGTTCAGATGAAGCGCCACCTGGAACGTCTTGAGGTTTTTTGCCCAACGCGGCTTTGTGTTCCTCAAATGCTTTTGAAAATTCTGTTTCTGATTCACGGTTACAAGGGATAGTCACCAATGAAAGCTCATACCATTCCCATGAGTTGAACTGAATGCCACCACCCTTGATCATTTCCGCTTCATCCCAATTCGGGATAAATCCAACTGATAGGCCTTTGACCAAACCGTATTTCAATGATTGATAGGCCTTATCAACTTCGCGCTTTAGGTCGCCATCTTCCTCAATCTCAGGAATATGAATCTCGACCTCGATGCCATTCGCAGTGACTTTTGCGCTTGTCACGTGGCCAATGGCTGAACGTGGGTCATGATGGAAAAGTAAAGGCATAGGCAGATTAAACTCAGCGCCTTTTGGCACCATCACATCCTTGGCACGATCTTGGTTTGGTGTACTTGCGATTCCCTTAAAGGTTCGCTTTTGCTCATCAAGGCTCTTAATTTCGACAGAGCCAAAGGTTTTATGTAGAGCAGACATAAGGCTCTCCCAATAAAAAAAGCCCGCTTAATGCGAGCTTTGGAAAGTGAATAAATTAAACGAAGTAAATGTTGTATGTTGCTTGTTTTGTTTCTTCAAAATTAGAAACACCACATGCCATCGCTAGAGCAACCATGGGGTCAATCCTATTTGTGGCTTTGGATTTATCCAACTTGCGACCACCAGCCGGGTCTTTGACTACTACAGCATTCGCGGCTGCCATGTTTAGCGCAGGGTTATTGTTGTGAACAATTCGAGCGTTTAAGAGTTGTGCTTCTAATGTATCTAAAGCTGGGGACATATCTTTAAATCCTTGACCAAATGCCACAAGCGGCAATTCCAGCCCTAGCTTGTCACACTCTTTTTTAAATACATCTATCCGCCATCGGTCAAACGCGATTGCATGCAGAATTTTTACATCTGATGCAATTTCACCAATGTGCTTTGCTACATATTCGTAATCCACAGTAGCGCCAGGAGTTGTAAATAAATACCCTTGTTTCACCCATAAATCATAAGGAACCCGGTCACGCTTAGCTCGATCAACCAAACCTATCTCTGGTGTCCAGACGGTAGGATATGTGTAGTATTTCTCACCCTTTCTACCTAAAAAAACACAAGCGGTTAAGTCGGTGCGAGCTGACAAGTCCAGCCCAGCCCAAACTTCATCACACTCATAAATTGGCGGCAGATCCCCAAGGCATGTATCCCATGTCTGTTTGGCAATAAATGGTGAAACAGTAGAAACGCGCTGATTTAAGTTTAGGTTTCGGAAAGTGTTTTCAGCGCTTGGCATTCGACTGGCCTTTTCTGCTAATTTTTGCATATCAGGTTCCGATCTAAACTTGCCCAGCGCTGGATTAGATAACTTCCAAGATTCCTTATTCAGAATGTCGCTTTCCATTGGCGTTGTATACAGGTGACATACTGTCTTTGGATCTTCACCTTTTAGCGCGTCATCAATCCAGATACTCAACAGGTCTGCATCGGTGGCGGCTTGTGTACTAATCACCATCAGTAGCGGTGCTTCATGTGCACCCTGTGCTGTCACCACAGCATCAACAAATTCGTCTTGCGGTCCTTTTACCTGTCCCGTCTCATCAAGAATTGCCAGAATAGGTGATAGGCCGTGTGTTGTTTTGCCTTCAGCAGATAACGCCCTAAACTCTACGTTTTTTGCCAAGCCAACTAATGTTTTTGTTGATGGGATGATATGTACCAGATCTTGCAATGCTTCATTCAAGTTAATCATCTTCACGGCTAACTTAAAAACAATCGCCGCCTGATCTCTGGAGAGTGCACCACTTACAATCTGACTGTTTTGCTGCGCCTCTGGCCCTATTAAATGCGCCAACAGGATGCCTGCAATCAATGCAGTTTTACCATTCTTACGCGCAATACTTAAAATCGCTGTATGTGTGCCATGCGGATTGTCATAAACATCTAGGATGAATTTCTTCTGAAAATCCTCAAGGACAATTGGCTGTCCAACGTGTGCACCCTCTGGTGCTTTGCAGTATCTCTCGATAAAAGCAATTACCCGCTCACCGCGTGTCATATCTCACCTATAAGACGATAGGCATTAAAAAACCGCCTTGATGGCGGTCTGATTTATGCGATTAATTGAATCTGATCTGTTTGGCTTAAATCACCAATCAACTTAAGTACGCCTTTAGGGATGCTAGAGAAGCACTCCGTTTGACCACAAAAACCAATGGCTGGCTGATATGAAAGTTTAAGCAATAATCTATGTATTCTTTTTTCTAGGTCCCAAATAAAGCCAGCACCACCATGCACTAAGACGACTTCAGTATAAGAGTAAGGCATAAGGGTTTTGTTTTTAAATCTACTCTCTAGCCCTTGATGTGTAATGCCGACTTTGTAAAAAACCTCTGAATCATTGAAGCATTTCACAATATATAAGCTTGCCTGATTAACATTTTTGTTTTTTAGAAAATTGATGTAGTCACCCCGCGACCACCCTCTCGTATTCTCAGCACCACAAACCGGGCAGCCTTGCTTGGCATTCACATGATCCGCTGGGGCTTGCATGAAGTCTCCATGGGTTCGACACGTTATAACTACCTTGGTTTTAGAGTTTACGTAAACAGCATTCCTGTAGGTGTATGTGTCGCCATGCACCCGAGTTGCGTTTGCAATAAATTTTTCCAAATTGCTCTTATGTGCCAAGCCTTTCTCAGCACATAGGGGGCAGCCTTGCTTTCTACTTAAATGGCAGTATGGGGTTTGCTCAAATACACCGTGGTTCGAGCATTTTATTTTAACTTTGGTATCAACGTTTACCAGATCTACTAATGAATAATCATATTTATCGCTATGAATCTTTGCAGCCCTGCTTTTAAAGGCCGCTAAAGTTAATTTTCTAGCATTTGTCCTTTTTTCTGTAGAGCATTTCTGGCAATTACTTTTTTGAAATATATGCCCTACAGGTGCCATCTCAAAAACACCATGCACTTTGCACTTAATCTTCACAGGGGTTTTAAGGTTATAGTAATCAACCAAGGAATAGTCATACCTATTTCCATGTATTGATTCCGCTCTTTCCTTAAAGGTTTCTGTGGTTAATCGTTTGGTGGATCTCTTTTTAGATTGCATAGCAGAAGCCATGACTTTAGAATTGGATTCAGTCATCTTGTTACCTCGAATAACAGGCTGATTAGAAAGGCTTAGTTGTTTCCAGCAACTAGGCTTTTCGCTTATTTATTATACCAAAATCAGCTTGGTCGAGCCAGCAAATCATCGGCTTCTTTAGTTTTATCAGCAGTCTTTCTACCTTTCGCTGCTGCTGAATTTTTACCTCGCTGCTTGTCTGATTCACCAACTGTTGCCACTGCATGCACTTGAATATGTTTTGATAGCGCAATTGATCTGCGGCTAAGTGTTTCCAGCAATGAATGCTTGGGGTTTAGGACAACCGTTCCCCGATCATTGGTTAGCGTGTCACCCTCCTCAAGAATCTCTTGCTGAATGCGCTCAATGTCTGCCTGGCATCTTGCCAGGTTTGCTGCATGTTGTAGGTCAACCGTATTCCAGCTATCCTTTACGCGCGCGCGCACGAGAGCATACCAAAACGGCATATCAATATCTCGAAGCTGAACGTGTTCTGGTGGCGCAATATCCTGATCATCCACCAATTGCGTTTTGACATGTGTGCTGTCTGATCGCTTTCTTCCTGCCATGTGTTCTAGCCCTTAAAATCCCAATAGAATTAAGAAGATGGTACAGGGGCGGTCTTTAACTGAAACGTTATTTTTCAAGCAGATACCCGCCCCATGTCTTTGATTCTATTCTATTTATTCCAATGATGATCAGGATTGAGTGGAAAGCCAGACTCATCACAACCAACAACAATATTTTGCTTTTCTTGTCTCTGAATAGTTGAGTCATGATGTAACTTACACACCGCTTGCCAATTACTCTTATCCCAAAACAAAGACTGATCACCCTTATGTGGAATGATGTGATTGACTACGGTTGCAACCACAATCTTATTTTGTTCTTCACACATAACGCACAAAGGATGTGACTTTAAATACGACTCTCTAGCCTTACGCCATCTTGAGTTATATCCACGTTCACTTGATGTTCGCTTGTCGCTTCGCCATGATGGAGTATTGCTCATATCACCACCTATTTGCCTTCGGTGTCATCGCCTGTAGTTTGCTTTGCAGTCTGGGTAGTTTCATCACTAATCTCGATTACAACATTGCCGTGTAGAACTTCAGTCTCAATATCGTCACGCTTCCGATTGATCACAAACACACCATCAACCTTCTTGAATCGCTTGATATATCCCTCTTCCTCGTCAGCAATGATTACATCCCGTACATACTCACCATTAAACTTGATCTTAACCTTGCCGAGTAGTCCGCGATCTATGGCTTCATCTACTGTTAATCTCATAATCACCCATCCAAATACTGTGACTTCGGCTTATCATCTTCATCACCACCTTCCAGCTGAATCAGTAGCTCATTAATCTGAGCATTCTGTTCATTGTTGATCTGGATGAGTTGGTTGTTTTGCTGAATCAGCTGGTTGTTCTGCTCGAGTAGCTTTAGAAGTAAGTCGTTCGATACACAACCGCATTCTTTCTTTTGATCGCTCATACTGTTCTTTCATCCATTTACGTCGTGCTTCACAGCCTTGGCATGTCATTGCTTTATCTCCCACGCATACATCAGATCATCAGGCGTATGCAGATAGCACCCATGTTTATTACAGAATGCATGAATGTCATTTAGGTATTCAGTGAACTGATCCACCGTTGCATCTGTGGTGCTGATCAATTCATTCAATCCGTCTGCCACAGCCTGGTATTGCGGATGCTTTTGTTCTTTTAATACTTTGACTGCTGCGAATGTCTGTTTGTACTGGCCAACATCATCACGATCATAGATACGCGCCAAGAATTGCTTTTTAAAGAATAGGTGCTCTGAATCTTTATCTGTGCCTTGACGCTTAGCCCATTGAGACAACCAGAGCCAATAGAGCCGGTTCTGTGCTTTGCTTCGATCTTCTTGCTTCTGATCTATGCGAACAACTAAAGGCTTACCATCACTTAGCGCATTCGCATGATGTCTGTGCATGTAGGCAATCGCACGACCAACTTCTTCAAATGATTTGATAACAAAACATGCGGGTTCGAGCTTAAAAGTATTCTTCATCCTTCTTACCCATCATCAGCTCGGTTTTGACCAACCATTGTTCAAATAGCTTCTTGGTTTCTTCTCGACTACCAAGCTGATATGTATCTAACAAGTAATGGCAATTTCTACACAGGCTAACGGTATATTCATCATCAGCCTTTCGCCCCATCGATTTACCAAACTCAGCCCAATTCGCATGACATGCTTCACTTGGTGGAGGATTACCGCACCTTACACATGGCAATTTACGAATCTCAGCGAGTCTTTTTGGATTGCGCATTCAATTGTTCTTCTATGCCATGAATCTGTTTATTAATCTTGCGAAGTTCAGCACCGCACATTTCTTTAAATGCATAGCTTGAATACAGATGGTTGTAATTCATTAATCGGCTGCGGTTCTTTTCTAGAACTTCTAAATTCCGTTTTGCTTCTACGATGTCCATGATCACCACCAATAAGAAAAGAAAAACCCCTCAACATCTAGAATGCGAGGGGCTTTGATTGCCGTAATACGTCCGGCGAATTTTAAGAATAAAAAAGCCTGTTTAACTCTCTCTCCAATTAAACAGGCTTGACTTGCGCTACAACTTATTTCTTATTTGCAGGGCTACCATATTGTTTAAGTATTTCAATCTAATGACATGGCTATTTGTTTGAGTGATTGTTATTCAACTTCTTTCAAGCAATCCCGACACACCTTGATTTCTTCATCATCAACCGTGTAATCGATTTCAGTCGCACCATGTAGGCCGAATAAACAGAATATAAATTGGAGCAT